TAGACTCGGATTTGGTTATTGGTCCTTAAGTAAGTGGCTAAAGTATAAAGTCAAAAGAGCCATCGACTTTATGTTCCAATTTGAAAAAAATGTCACCGCATATGCCAAAAGAAAAGGATATGACGGTGTAATCTGTGGTCATATACATAACGCAGAAATCAAAGATGTTGATGGTATCGCGTATATGAATGATGGAGATTGGGTAGAATCATGTACTGCTCTTGTTGAACACAAAAGCGGTAAATGGGAAATAGTGACTTGGCAAGAAATAAAGTAGTGTACAGAAAGTAGCAAATGCAGTATATTAAAATAGATAGCGACATGTGGGCAGACGCAGGCAAAGTTTGGTTTGTGCATAAGCATGAAACAAATCCAAACTCGACTGCTGTAAAACTCACAATTGAAGATACCACAAACGGTGAAATTCAAATACGAACAGTTCCTCAAAACCAAATTGAGTGGCTCGAACCGAAAGACTTTTAATGTTATATACGGGATCTGGGAATATACCTCATCACATCTATTGTTGGGTAGATTCTTCGTTCATTCGTAAAGATGCCAAACCTTATACGTTCGAACCGTGCATCTGGTTTGCATTGCATGCAAAAGCAGGACATTCTTGGGGATGTCATGTGATGCTCGAGTGCGGAGCAGTTTGGCGTGGAGTTCCTCCTCATGCACTAGCCTTCGCACCAAATCCAGAGAAAACTTGGCATCTTGAAGACACTCAAGTGTGGGATTGCTACGGCGATCAGTTTTCAGTTTTGATATATAACTATCTACACAGCCAACAAGCAGAGATTCGAAAGAGCGGGCTTTTTGGCCGTTATCTTTTTACAGTGATTCCAATGCACGATGGATATTCACAAGATCCTTCTCAGTCGAAGGAATTTATGTTTATTCAATTAGACAATGGCAGACTGACTATCATGCCGACAAACGAACTTCGATTCCATGATAAATCATATACCGAAGGCGATTGGCCGAAAGATATTAAACTAAACACCAGCATCTGGAGAGTTGAATGACAGTTTTTTCAAACGAAATGTTTGATGCTACAGAACAGACTTGTTTCTTTGGAAAGCAAGTCAATATTGCCCGTTACGATAAGCAACGTTACAATATCTTCGAGAAGCTGACAGATAAGCAACTCGGTTTCTTCTGGCGACCAGAAGAAGTCGATCTGTCAAGAGACGGGAAAGACTTTAAAGGGTTAAGCGACCATGAAAAGCATATCTTTACAAGCAATCTCAAGCGTCAGATTCTTCTTGACTCTGTACAGGGACGTGCGCCTAGCTTGGCGTTTCTACCTATTTGTTCGCTCCCCGAACTCGAAACCTGGATCCAAACATGGACATTTTCCGAAACGATTCATAGTCGATCCTACACTCATATCATTCGAAACGTTTATTCAGATCCGTCAAGGGTATTTGACGAGATGCTCGACATCCAAGAAATAGCCGACTGTGCTCATGACATCAGCAAATACTATGACGATCTGATTGCGCTCAACAATAACAAAGCATACTGGGATTCGGCCATTACCATTGAAGGCGGTCCAATTGCATACGACCATAAGAAAGCTTTATGGCTTTGTCTAAATGCCGTGAATGCTTTAGAAGGAGTAAGATTCTATGTCTCGTTTGCGTGTAGCTGGGCTTTCGCCGAAGTTAAGAAAATGGAGGGTAACGCGAAGATCATCAAGCTCATCGCGCGGGACGAGAACGTTCATCTTGCCTCGACACAACAACTCCTCAAAATTCTACCGAAAGAGGATCCAGACTTTGCTCGCATACAAGAAGAAACACGAGATGAGTGCATCAGCATGTTTCATCGAGTGGTCGAGCAAGAAAAAAGTTGGGCACATTACCTTTTCCAGAACGGTTCGATGATTGGTCTGAACGAAGAACTTCTTTGTAACTATGTAGACCATATCGCCGCAAAACGTATGGGCGCTATCGGCCTGAACGGTAAGCCAGGAGCGAATCCTTTGCCATGGACACAGAAGTGGATTTCAGGTTCTGATGTGCAAGTTGCGCCGCAAGAAACAGAAATTACTAGCTATGTCATTGGCGGAGTGAAAAAAGATGTTGATGAAAACACATTCAAAGGATTTACGCTATAATGGATTGGATTACTTGCCCTTCGTGTGACGAAGAATTTAAAATAATTACTGAGAGTACAACTCTGCCTGAATATTGCCCATATTGTTCTGCAGAGCTCGAGCTTGAAGATCCATTCGATGAAGAATATGAAGAATAAATAGATCATTCTCCAAATGGAATTTGATCTATGAGTTGGTTATACGAAGACAAAGAATTTACTGAAGTCGAAGATTATTATGGCTTCATATATTTGATTGAAAATTTGGTAAACGGCAAGAAATATATAGGTCGTAAGTATCTGACAAAAGCCGGATACAAAACTGTCAAAGGCAAACGAAAGAAGCTTCGCGTAGAGTCCGATTGGCGAGACTACTATGGATCTTCTACTTCCCTGAAAGAAGATATTGATCTCTACGGAAAAGATAACTTTCGTAGAACGATCTTAAGACTCTGTAAGGGTCGCGGAGAATGTAATTATTTCGAAACGAAATATATATTCGATACAGATGCTATCTTAGATCCTCAGTATTATAATACTTGGGTGTCTTGTAAAATTCAAGCAAGCCATGTGAAGGCTTTACTTTTCAACCCCGAACAGGAGAATTTATGAGGTGGGTAAGGTACTCGAACACAAGCATTTGATTGTAAGAGCAGAGCTGAACAATCCTCCACAGTGCACATCGGCGATCGATGAGTGGATGAAGAAGCTGGTCAATCAGATTGATATGAAAATTTTAATGGGACCATACACGGTGTATTCTAATATGGTAGGTAATCGCGGATTGACTGTCGTGACTATCATCGAGACCAGTCATATTGCTCTACATGTATGGGACGAATGCGAGCCTGCGATGGCTCAACTGGATGTTTACACGTGCAGCACATTAAATATTCAAGATGTGTTCGATGCCATCACCGAATGGGATCCTACAAAAGTAGAGTATAAGTATATAGACCGAGAAAACGGGTTGACATTAATTGAGAAAAATGAGGTGTTATAATGGGTAAGAAGAGAACACGCAAGACAGTCGTATCGAAAGGCCAACGTCGTTCGATCGTGGCTGGTGTGAAAGAAGTCCGTCAAGATCGTAGCGAAGGCGAAAAGGCCTACAATAAGCTGAAAGCTTGGCGCAAAGGCCAGAATCCATGGATTACTGTTCCTGGTCCGCAGTCTAACATGCGCTTTATTAGAGTGCGTGCGAACGGTGTTTGGGGTAATCCAAAAAATCGATCAACAGGTATTTACAGCAAAGCGACAAGCGATGAATAAGAATATTCTAATCTATACGAGAGACAACTGCCCTTTTTGTATACAAGCGAAAAACTTGTTTACAAATAAAGGAGAACAGTATATAGAGAAGAAGATAGGAAAAGATATTACGCGCGAAGAGTTTATGGAAAACTTTCCAGACGTAAGAACAGTTCCTTTCATTATAATTGACACAGAAAAGGTAGGTGGTTATGACAAACTCGTTGAATGGTACGACAGACCAGAACGATCGTTCTTGGCAGAATGAATATCTCAGGAAAACATTATTTGAAAATGTAGTTAATGTCTTGTTTATAAAGAAGGATGGAACAGAACGTCAGTTAATCTGCACTCTGAAACCAGATTTCCTTCCAGAACAAGCTGATCTTGAAGAAGTCGTGCAAAAGAAAACTCCGCATCCTGATGTTTTAGCCGTATGGGATGTCGAAAACAAAGGCTGGAGATCGTTTCGCTATGATTCGATCCTTGGATACATGGTCCACGAATGATCTACATGGTAGACATTGATCAGACCATCTGTAAAACGCCATATACAGATGGTCAACATCGCTATGGATTGGCAACTCCATTTAAGCATCGTATCGAGAAGATAAATAAACTATACGATCAGGGCAATACCATCATCTATTGGACAGCCCGTGGTTCAGGATCGGGAATCGACTGGACCGAACTTACTACAAAACAACTAAAAGATTGGGGATGCAAGTTCCACGAAGTCCGTCTCGGAAAGCCATCATACGACGTATGGGTCGATGATAAGGCAATTGGCGATGGGTTCTTCTTTTACGATGAAGATATGGAATTGCTAAACGCTACTAAGGAATAATAATGAATAACCAAGATAAGATTGAACTGAACGAACTGAACAAGGACTCGAATGGTGGAACAGAACTTACCACTCGAAATCTCTTCCACCGACTTTCAAGTGATGAACTCGATGGTGTCCAAATTATCACTGCTCGCGTCCGCGACCTCGATCCTGACCGAATTAAGATCTATCATTTACATGATCTCGCCGGCGATCCGGAAGCTTCACACCTTCAAGATCCAGCTTCTCGAGCTCGCTTTCAAAAGTTGGTCTTCAGCTCTAACTGGCAGTATCAACAGTATCGTGATTATCTTGGAGTTCCATATAGCAATCATTCAACAGTTATCGAAACAGGCATCGAGCCTATTCCACTCGTTGACAAGCCAAAGGACAAGATACGTCTCATTTATACGTCCACACCTCATCGTGGACTGGAGATTCTGGTTCCTGTCTTTTGCGCTCTCGCCGAGAAATATCCTAACATCGAGTTAGATGTCTTCTCTTCGTTCGGCATCTATGGTCCAGGTTGGGAGGGACGCGACGAAGCGTACAAGCCTATCTTCGATCGGATGAAGGAGCACCCACAAATCAACTATCATGGTTGGGCAGATCAGGAGACAGTCCGTGCCGCATATCAAAAAGCCCACATCTTTGCATATCCTTGTATTTGGCCTGAAACATCGTGCCGTTCTTTGATTGAAGCGATGTCAGCAGGTTGTCTTGCAGTACATCCTAACTTCTCTGCTTTGGCTGACACGTCGGGTGGGTTAACTGTCCAGTATGACGGCGACCATGAGAATCCAAATCTGCATGCCAACATCTTTGCTCATACTCTGATGTATGCCATCGAGAACGTACAGAACAACGACATTACTAATATGATGTCATTTGTCAAAGCCTACGCAGATACTCGTTTCGGTTGGGATTCAGTGATTCCCAAGTGGAAGGGACTCATCGCTTCGTTAAAGGAACAACACCGTGATATTGGCCAAGGCACCACTCAGAGTTAGTTTTTTCGGTGGGGGTAGCGATATCCCCACGCACTTTGCAACATGGGGTGGAGCAACCATCTCAACAGCCATTGACAAGTATGTCTATGTAGCTGTCATGCATACTCCTCATGATCACATTAAAGTTTCTTATTCGAAACAAGAGTGTGTAAAGAACGTCGAGGATCTTCAGAACGATATCGTCAAGAACGCTTTGAAATTCTTCGGTATCAAATCCAACATCGAGATCACATCATTCGCAGACATCCCTACGATCGGCAACGGTCTTGGTGGATCGTCTGCTTTTACTTGTGCCTTGATTAAGGCGCTATCAGCATATCTTGGTTACGAATACGTAAACCCTTATCTCATCGCAACGACTGCTTGCCATATCGAGATCGACCTATGTGGTTGGAAGATCGGCATGCAAGATCAGTTTGCATCTGCTTTCGGTGGCATGAACTACATTCAATATTCGAATAGTGGTAATATTAGTGTAAAGAGTTTAGATACAATGGGAATCGAGAATTATATGATCTTGATTCCTACGAACGTAGAGCATCATGCAGCAAAGATTCTTGATAAGATTAACTTCGAAGCCAAGACATTTGTAATTCGTGAGCTCGCTCATATGGCAGATATGCAAAGCACGCAAGAGGTAAATCCATTTGACTATGGTGGATTATTGAACGCCGCATGGATATTAAAGAAACAGATGACTGAAGGCATCTCTTCAGAAGAGATAGATAGTATGTACGATCGATGCCAATCAGCAGAAGCATTCGGATCTAAACTGCTCGGAGCAGGAGGCGGCGGATACATGCTAGCAATCACAGATCAAAAAAACTTGATCCGCCAAGAATTTTCAGACAGAACATGCCTTGATGTAGGCATCTCACACGAAGGAGCAAGAATTGTCTATCGAGACTGACATTATATTCGATCACCTTGGCTTGATTAATATCGGCTTTGCAAGTATCGATCATGAAGAATTTAAAAAGGCTGCCGAACTTATTTGGCTGACAAGCATTTCCAATCATCGGAATAACATCTATACAATTGGTAATGGTGCATCTGCTGCTATTGCTCAGCATTGGGCATGCGACTATACCAAAGGTTGTAAGAAAGGTGGACTGCGTCCAAGAGTTATTTCTTTGGCCGCAAACATTCCACTCATGACAGCTATCGCAAACGATATCTCCTATGACGACGTTTACTCGTTCCAGCTCGATGCACTCGGTCAAGAAGACGACGTACTCGTAGCCATTTCTTCGAGTGGTAATTCTCCGAATGTTGTCAAGGCAATTGAGACTGCTAAGTCTTTGAAAATAAAAACTATTGCTCTGACAGGATTTTCACCAGATAATAAGTGCGCTCAACTCGCAGATATTTCTTTGCACGTTGATATTCAAGAATACGAAGCAGCAGAAGACGTCCACCAAGCTATTATGCATATGATTGCTAAATATATCAGAAACAGAAATAAGGTAACTATATAATGTCACAACCAGTATCGATCCATCAGATCCAAGCACAATTCGGCACAGACAGCGCAAACTATGAAGTACTCACTGACGCAGCCATTCGATCAAAGGGTGTAGAAGGTGCAGCAGTCGAGATTGGTGTTCGTCTCGGCGGTGGTCTACAACGTATCATCGACGGTCTCGTAGAAAGCGGTCAGACTCCTGAGAAGCCAGTCTTTGGTATTGATCCGTATGGCAACATCGAGTATTATCGTGACGAGATCTTCAAAGAAGGTCGCTGCGACTATACGAATGAGATGCGCGATGTCTGTATGATCAACATGTATCTGTATTGCCGTCAGAAGAACGTCAACTTCTATATGTTCAACCTCGAAGACACCGAGTTCTTCAATCGTTACGCAGACGGTGTTCCTGTCTATGCAGAGCATAAGAGCATTGTCAATAAGTACAGCGTAGTCCACTTCGATGGTCCTCACACACTCGAAGCTCTCGATGCCGAGATTGCATTCTTCCTTGAGCGGTCAGATCCTGGCGCTGTCTTCGTCTTCGATGACGTAGAGATGTACGAACACGATGCTGTACACACTCAGTTGCTCGAGCATGGTATGGAAATTGCCATGGAAACTCCTCGTAAGTGGTCGTATTTCAAGAAAGAACATGTCGACAAAAAGTGGGAACCAGTCGTTGGAACTCCTGGTTGGGAGCCAAACGCAGAGCAGTACACACCAAAGGGCGGCCCAAGTTTTAATTATAAAATCGACCTATGAAAATAAACATGTACAAATTATCGAAACTGTAGTAGATTGAATAATACAAACAAGGAACTACAGAGGTAAACATGGTCATTAAGGTGAAAGCTAAACCCAAACAGATCTCTCGTGCGGCTATTCGGTCGATCGATGACAAAGCCTATGGCTCAGAACCCATCGTAATCGATGGCTATAGCAATGCCTTGAACTGGTATAACTACATGGCATCTGATGATCAGTCGCGCGACTGGTTCTTCACTTATGCCAAGAAGAATTATACCAAGGACCAACTCGCACTCCTACGCAAGCTTCCAAAGTGGAGGATTTCCAAGACTCTTGGTAACGTTGCACGTATTCTCCTAAATGGCAATGAGCTGCCGCAAAAGAATCTCGACTACTTCAATGATAGTGTAAAGAATCTCCTTGCGGCAGCTACTCAGATTGTCGAAGAAGTCGAAGACGCTCCAAAGCCTGTCGTCGACATTCAAGCTCGCATTCGTGAGAAGGCCAACTACATTATCACGAGTCTCGAAGAAGAACTCGATAATGTCATCGATGGCAAAGAGTTCTCGATGTACACTTTCTGTCAAGCGAACGAACTGAACGCACAGATTCTCGGCATCGTAGCTGACTACTACCGTCCTCAATATACAGAGATTATGTCGAATGACGAGCAAGTTCAAGAAGCTTTCGGCAAGCGTCTAAAGTTTTGGATTAACTTTTGGCAGAGTTTCTTCGGTGACATCGATCGTTATGTAAATAACAAGAAGGCTGTCAAGGTTCGTAAGCCGCGTGAGAAGAAAGCAAAGTCTGCGGTCGATCTGGTCAAGAACCTTAAATATCAGAAGGAAGAGCCTTCACTCAAGATTGTCTCTGTCCATCCAGCAGAGATCGTAGGATGTACACAGCTATGGGCTTACAATACCAAATACAAGAAGTTGACTCGATACGATTCGAGTGGTCCAGCTGGAATCCAAGTGAAGGGCACTACCTTGATTGGTTATGACGTCGAGACTTCTACAAGCAAGAGCTTGCGTAAGCCAGATGTTTCTATTCAAGCATTGCTCGGTGCAGGCAAAGTCAGCCTACGCAAGTTCATGGACGAGATCAAGACCGTAGAGTCGAAGCCGAATGGCCGAATCAATCAAGATACCATTCTACTAAGGGTTATTAAATGACGGACAACGTAATCTTATTTCCAGGTGTCAAGCGCGACGAGGCGCCGCCTCAGAACTTAGATGAAATTCATGATAAGGTTACTCAGACTCGTAAAGAACACGTAGCTGGAGTTATGAATGACATGATTCCTGACATAATTAATATGTTCGGAGCCTACGGCGTAGATATCAATGACGATAAATACATCAAAGATGTAGCCTTAGTCATGGAAGGCATCAAGGCATTGTTGCACAGACAGTATAATCTTGAGCATCCATTTCATAATATGTCTGACAACATATTCGAATTTAGATATAATGAAGACAGTACAATTGAATATACGTATACTTTACCAGATGAAGAGTGAGAAATTGAAATGATTATTATGGACCTTTCGCAGGTTATGATTTCCAATCTAATGATACAACTTGGAAACCACACGAATGCAAATATCGAAGAAGATCTTTTACGACACATGGTGCTAAACTCTGTTCGCGCTTATAATGTCAAGTTTAAGGACGAATTCGGCGAGATGATTATCGCATGCGATGCTGGTAATAACTGGCGCCGTCAAGTATTTCCCTATTACAAAGCCAATCGTCGTAAGAATCGTGAGAAGTCCGAGATCAACTGGACTGCTGTATTCGAGACTCTCAATAAAGTCCGCGATGAACTCAAGGATTACTTTCCTTATCGAGTCATTCGTGTCGATGGCGCCGAAGCCGATGACATCATCGGCACTCTTGCACAAACCTATGGCAATACCAACGAGAAGATCCTGATTCTTTCTGGTGACAAAGACTTTGTGCAGCTTCAAGCTTATATGAACGTACAGCAGTTTGATCCTGTACAGAAGAAGTGGCGTAAGACAAACGACGTCGATAAGTTCATCAAAGAACATATCATTCGCGGTGATACTGGCGACGGTGTTCCTAACTTCTTGTCAGCAGATGACACGTTCGTTGTCGGTGCCAGACAGAAACCTATTAGTCAGAAAAAATTAGATCAATGGCTCAACTCAGATCCAAAGGAATTCTGTGACGAGAAGATGCTGCGCGGTTACCTTCGCAATCAGCAGCTCGTTGATCTCAACTTCATTCCTCCTGATATTAAGAAGGAAGTGCTCGTGCAGTACGAGCAGCAAGCTGGTAAAGGAAGAGATAAACTCTTCAACTACTTTATCGAACGTCGTCTCAAACTCCTATTAGAAAGCATTAACGAGTTTTAATATGCAAAGAACATTAGCGATCTCAGAGATCCTTGATCTTGTCAAGGAAGCCAAGGATATACAGACAAAGGTTTCTCTCCTTCGTCAGTATGATAATGAAACACTTCGGTATATCCTTGAATTGGCATTCCATCCTAACGTAGGATGGTGGCTACCAGAAGGAGCGCCTCCTTATAAGCCGAGCGAAGTGCTCGACAGCGAAGGAAGACTCTATCAAGAGGCACGTACACTTCCTCTTTACCTCAGCGGCAATCGTCCTGACATTAAACAAGTTCAGCGCGAAATGCTTTTCATCGGTCTTCTCGAATCTCTTCATCCGAAGGATGCAAATCTTTTGATTGCAGTCAAGGATAAGAAAGTCGAAGGACTCAACATCGCAACAATTAACGAAGCTTTTCCAGGGTTAATTCCAAATGAGCAACACAGTTAAGCGTTTTAGAAAATACAATGAAGACTATGACGACTCGAAAAATACATCACACGATCATCGTCAACAACTTATTGAGAAGAGGCTTCGAGCTGCCCTTCGTTCTAAAACAAAAAGCAATCTGCTAGATCTGATAGAAGATGAAGATTATTAATGCCTATCTATGAATTTAGACTTAAAGAAACCGGAGAAGTTTTCGAGGAATTCTTTAGCTATCAACAGAAAATCGATTTTCTCGAAGCCAATCCAGACATCGAAGAAATTATAGGCGCTCCTAATTTTGTATCAGGAATAGCAGGCGTAACTCACAAAAATGACTCAGGCTTTAACGACCTACTCAATAGAATAGGTAATGCCAATCCACACTCTCCACTCGGTCAACAACACGGTGACAAAGATATTAAAAGTACAAAGATCAGAGAGGCAGTGAATAAGGCTCGCAATAAAAAATAAGGACAACTAGTGCAACATAGCCAACCTCGTTTAACTAAGAGAGAAAAAAGAATCGCCAGACAAAATGGTGACACACAAGAAGGGCTGACATTTAAAACTCAAAATTTCAATTTAAAAAATATAAATCCACTCACAGAAAATCAGCACATTGCGTTTGATGCTTTTGATGATGGAAAACATTTGATGTTGCACGGCATGGCCGGTACAGGTAAAACGTTTATTGCTCTGTATAAGGCCATCGAATCGATGATGGAAAATACCGGTGTACAAAATAAGATTTATATTGTAAGATCGGTAGTACCAACACGAGATATGGGTTTTCTTCCTGGAAACCAGAAGGAAAAGATGAAGGTCTATGAGGCACCTTACTATGCCATCTGCACCGAACTATTTGATCGGTCTGATGCATACGAGATCCTCAAGCAGAAGAACGCCATCGAGTTTATCTCAACGTCGTTCGTTCGTGGTATTACCATGAACAACTGTTTTGTCATTGTGGACGAAGTCAATAACATGACGTTCCACGAACTGGACTCGGTGATCACTCGTATTGGTAAGGGTTGTAGAGTATTGTTCTGCGGTGACTTCCGTCAGTCAGATCTTACGAAGGACCAAGAACGCAGCGGACTGAAAGACTTCATGCGAGTCATCGGTAAGTTGAATGATTTTGTACATGTTGACTTTCTCGAACAGGATATCGTTCGATCGAAATTAGTGAAGGAATATATAATTGCTCGTCAAAAACTCGGACTTCAACCGTAAAGGTTTCGAATACGATTTGCTAGACTTTGCGGAGCTGCAAAGGATAGATGGTCCAACACGTCTCTATGAGACGCCAGAAGGGAAGAGATATCCGTCTGTCACCGCCGTCCTCGGTAAGATGACTGATAAGTCTGCTCTTGAAGCTTGGAAGAAAAGAGTCGGCGAGGACGAAGCAGCTCGAGTTTCATCTCGGGCTGCCACTCGCGGAACGAACATCCATACCATGTGTGAGAACTACGTGTTAGGTCATGACATCGATACGTCGATGCCTCATAACATGATGATGTTCCGTCAGATCAAGATGATTCTTGACGATAAGGTCGACATGATCAGAGCCACAGAATGCACTCTGTTCTCTGATCATCTGAAGCTAGCAGGTTCATGCGACCTCATAGCAGACTACGACGGCCGTCTGTCGATCATCGACTATAAGACTTCAACTAAACTCAAGCGTAAGGAATGGATCGAAGGTTACTTCATGCAAGCTAGTCTCTATGCATATATGCTATGGGAGATGACAGGCATCTTAGTGAAAGATATCGTGATCATCATCGGTGTCGATGATTCTCTCGAGGCACAAGTGTTTAGGGAACGCCCTCAAAACTACCTTGAGAAAGCGACCGATCTGGTTCGATCTTACCACCAAATGTACGGATAAGAAAATGCGGCTTCGGTCGCATTTTTTTTGACAATAAACATGTACAATATTTCGAAAACATGGTATCCTGGATATATGATGAAGAAGGAAACAAAAATGACTGCTCCAAAGACTATCCTTATCGGTGATCGCGTTCGCTACGAGTCTGCTGCTGGTACTATTCGCGGTGAAGTTGTGAAGATCACAAAAGACTGGAATGCCAACCGCGATCTGATTGACTGGATCTATATCCAGTATTACAACGAGAAGTCACCTTCGAAGCACTCCATTGTCCGTCTCGCCGATACGGCTCTCGAGATGATGAAGTTTAAGGTTATTTTTCGTGATTGCATCAACTACGATGCTCTTGCAGAGCGCGCTGCTTATGAACGTATGATGGAGATGTGAAATGAAGTATCCTGAACTGAAGTGGGTTGTGCTGTGTATGTGGAAGCTCAGCAAGAATTGGGAAGCCATTGCGGCTTTCAATTGTAAAAGCGCAGCTGTTGCGTACAAGGAAGACTGCGAGAATGTCAACGCCGGCTTCCAGAAATATAAGATCGTGGAGATTGCGATGGAACGCTTATTTGAATATATCCTTGCACAAGATGATCCTTTCGATTTCATCTATGAAGCCCTCGGTGGAACTCATGGTGTTGAAACCATGGATACCTGCACTGAGATGTACTATGATATCTCTGCAGACTATATGCTGCATCCAGACGATGACTTCGAACGCATCATTGAGATTATGATCGATCAGATGGGGGTTGTATGAGCAGTCCTGTCATAGGCTACTTCGGTATGGATACCGTTCAGCGAGCAATCGCTGAATACTTCTCCAAGCATGGCATCACAGAAGATGTTCGTGACTATCTGATGGTCCTCGAGGATGAAAAGCCCGATGATTTTTTTCAGCTAGTTTGTGATTTTATCGAAAAATAAACATGTACATTTTATCAAAACTTTGGTAAGGTGGACCTATAATGATGAAGGAAGAAAAAATGTTGAAGTACGTAGCAATATTCTCCGGCCTGTTGATTATGTGTGTTCCTGAAGATGCAAGCTTTCTTCAGTTCGCAGTACAAGGCCTTGTCGGTCTTTCCATCTTTATCGCTGGTACAGTCGCACTGATTGATTCAGCTGAATAATTTTAAAATAAACATGTACAAATAAGCCATTCTTTGGTAGAATGGTTATACCAAATCGAAAAAAGGAAAATATATTATGGCTCATATGATTGAATTTCTCGACGGCAAGGCTTCGATGGCTTATGCAGGCGAAACACCTTGGCATCACCTCGGCACGAAGGTCTCGAACGACCTGACTCCGAATCAGATGCTGAAGGCAGCAAACCTCGACTGGAAGGTCAATCCAGTTCCTGCTTTCGCCGAAATCGGTGGCAAGCAAGTCGACATCGGTCACTCCGCTCTGGTTCGTGACGTCGACAACAAGATCCTCGACGTCATCACCAACGATTGGGTTCCGAATCAGAACGAAGCAGCCTTCGAATTCTTCAATGATTTCGTTGCAGCTGGTGAGATGGAAATGCACACCGCTGGTTCGCTTCGCGACGGTCAACTTGTTTGGGCCTTGGCAAAGGTAAAGGATTCCTTCGAATTGTTCAAGGGCGATCAAGTCGATTCCTACCTGCTCTTCACCAATCCGCATAAGTATGGTTGGTCGATCGATGTTCGCTTCACTCCAGTTCGCGTTGTTTGCAACAACACTCTTACTCTCTCGTTGAACAGTCAGTCGAGCAAGATCGTTAAGGTCAGCCATCGCCGCGAGTTTGACGGTGACGTTGTGAAGGAAACGCTCGGCGTCGCCAAGGAAAAGCTTGCGAAGTACAAAGAAATGGCTGCTTATCTTGGTTCGAAGCGCTACACTGACGAGAACATCGTCGAGTATTTCCAGCGTGTATTCCCTGTCACTGGTTCGAAGAAAGATCTCAGCAAGAATGCTGGTATCGCTCTCGAAATCATGGACCAACAGCCTGGCGCCGAATTTGGCGAAGGTAGCTGGTGGCAGGCTTTCAACGCGGTTACCTTCATGACTGATCACATGATTGGTCGCAATGCAGATAATCGTATGACTTCTGCTTGGTACGGTTCGAACAAGAACCTCAAGACGAAGGCATTGGAAACTGCAGTAGAGTTTGCAAATGCTGCCTAATATGGTTGGGAGAGCTTCGGTTCTCCCAATTATAAATACGTGAATGGTAGAAGAAAATGGTACTTACTTTATAGGAATGTCTTTCGAAACCGAGGATGACGATGAGATCGTTTTCCCGGTGATGTTCCGCACGAAGAATTACAAAGAAGCGCTTACACTCACTCGATGCATTGCCGCTGGAGATCCAAGAAAACGAGTGATGTTTGCAGATATGGATGAGGAGTTCTAATATGAAGAAACTTATTGCAACAGCTCTTGCAGCTAGCATGTTGATCACATCTCCAGCTTTTGCCGAACATCGCAAACGAGATCGAGATCATACTCAGCAAGAACGTCGTAAGAGTGGATGTGGTTGGCTGTGTGGTGCCATTATCGGCGGAGTAGCAGTCGCTGTTCTTAGCTCGAGTGAACGCGAACGCGAACGCGAAAGAAACCAAGAACCTCGCGACGATAATCGCTACTACCCACCTGATTATAGATATGATAGACGCTATTGTGTCCGTGAACAAATCACCGAATGGTATCGTGGCGAACGCTACGTTTACTGGGAAACCCGTTGTAACTAAGGAAAATATATGAAGAATTTTATTGCGCTAGCACTCGTGATGCTGGCAACTCCAGCTATCGCTCAGAAGACTCCTGTCGGTGTGACGTATGATACTACCATCGTTCGTGCGATTGATGGTGATACGATTGTCATCACCGCACCTTATCTACCAGCTCCTCTGAAGCCTGAGCTCGGCGTTCGAATCTTTGGTGTCGATACACCTGAAAAGAGCTTTCGTGCCAAGTGTACTAGCGAAAAAGTTCGTGGCGAACAAGCTAGTGAATTCACCAATTTGGTAATCAAATCTACGAAGAAGCATCAGGTTGTTCTGTACGATTGGGACAAATTCGGTGGTCGTGTCCTTGGAGATATTCTCCTTGACGGCATGAGCCTACGAGATCTTCTTATCAAGAACGGTTTTGCGCGCGCATATTTTGGTGATGCAAAGCAGTCTTGGTGCAATTAAGCATGTACAATTAAAGCCCGTTGGGGTATAAATAGAATATCAGTTGTTGACAATCAACAATAAAGACGGAAAGACCGGGGTTCGACTCCCCGCACCTCCACCATCTACCTTGAGGGGAAAGGTTAGTATCCTCTATAGGTAAAGTCGATAACTCAAGGTAGTTGTTGGGGGTGACCTTGGAATTCGATTTTCGTGTAATAGGGCGGTTCGAGACTGATTGATTGGCAAAGTGCCACTAAACATAAATGCTAACGATAACGATAGCTTTGCAGATATCCGCCTAGCGGCATGATCTACACGGGTATGGCTCCACCTTGGAACAGAACGGGCCACTTACTACCAGTTGAATGACTGGTGCTACGAGTCGCCAGAAAAACCGCTGGGGCAAGTATAAATAAAATATCACGACGGAGGTTAGAATCCTCCATTGACTCTTGCAAAACTTCAAGTCTTAGATGGCTAGAAAGCGGCATCATTCGGATGCCACCGACGAAAACACTAATGATTTTGCATTTCCAGTAAGAGGGAAATGGATGGAAGATACTTCGTTATTCTCTTGTGTATCTTCTTATAGCGGCAGAAAACTATATGGCTGGGATGCCTGTAAAGTAGTCTCTGTTTGCCAAAGTCATTGAGACTACGAGGAAGAACATGAAACTTTTCGAAAACAGAAAAGATTTCCCGTATCTACGCTGGGCCGAAGGCTTTGTCATAGGTATCATTGCAGTCACAGGTGTGGCTTTGGCTACACCAAATAAAGAACCTGAAGTCAAGATCGTAAAGGTCCCAGTCATTCAGGTAATCGAAAAAGAAAAAGTCGTAAAGAAGCCAGTCTATCTGAGCAACTACGACAAAAAACAAATCCAATGCATGGCCGAGAATACATACTTCGAAGCGGGCCATGAACCTTATAAAGGTAGGATTGCGGTAAACAATGTTGTTTTGAACCGCGCAAAAGACGATCGTTTCCCAAGCACGCCATGTGGAGTTATCAATCAGAGAACTGCGCGCGTATGCCAATTTTCATGGAAGTGTGAGGGTGGAAAAAGAATTCGTGATGGTGTAGCCTTTGCAAAAGCAAGGGAAATCGCCGAACATGTGTATCTCGGAAATTACGGTGACGTAACAAGAGGAGCAAAGTTTTACCACGCAGACTACGTAAGTCCGTCATGGGGTAGAGTCTTTGATCGTACGACTAAGATTGGTGCACACATTTTTTATAGAGGATGATATTATGGTGGACGACGTCATTTCAACGAAAGCATTGACTTCTGAAAAGTTCATTAAAGAAATTGAACGACTGGTTATTAATTATGATTTAGATTATATGGATGCCGTCGTCCACTATTGCGAAAAGAATAACATCGAGATCGAGGCTGCTGCGAGTATCATTCGAAGCAACATTCGTATCAAGGCAAAGCTTCAAGACGAAGCAGAAGAACTCAACTTCATGCCAAAGAGGGCTAAGCTACCAGTATGACTCCATTCGAGAGCTACACCACTTTCCTCGCCCTTAAAAACCACTTCACAACAAACAGCTATGACTACATCAAATACAACGGCAAGATAGGCGCAAAGCCTTCGAGCTTTGATGTGCGTAAGGACAAGTATCAGTTCTATAAGTTGTCGAAACATAAAGATCCACTCAAATATCTGGTTGCCAACTTTGTAGATGGCGATTTGAAATGGATAGGCGATCTGTTCGGCGATGACTCAGAGAAAGTGTACAATGAATGGTTGAAGAGACAACAATCTCTTTCTTATATCTTCGAAGAAGACGTAAAAAAACTATGTACAAATTTCAATGATTGTGTTATTGTAAAGAATGGGCAACATCCCTTCTTACTGAAACAATATCTTCGTCGAGAGATTTCTATCGAGACGGTGATTATCCTCAATGATATCTTCGGGTTCTTCGGTCATTGGAACAAGAAGATTGAGGATGGTGTCCTATGGCCCAGCATCCACAAGAAGCTGCTGAAGTATAAGCCTTTCTTTCATTATGATGCATTTAAATGTAGAAAAATTGTCAAGGACGTCTTTATTTCATGATAAATACAGTTGCAGTTCGCTGCAATCTAAATACTTCGAAACATACCGACATATAGGAGATTACTATGTCATTTGCAGACCTTAAGCGTTCTTCCAACTCTTCTTTTGAGAAGCTCACCAAAGAACTTGCTAAACAAAACACCACATATTCAGATCCCGATGAGGGAAAGTATTGGAAGCCTACCGTCGATAAGGCTGGTAACGGATACGCCGTGATTCGTTTCCTTCCAGCACCGAGCGGCGAGGACATTCCTTTCCAGCGCATCTGGGACCATGGATTCCAAGGACCAACTGGTCTTTGGTACATCGAGAAGTCGCTTACGACTCTCGGTAAAGACGATCCTGTATCAGAATATAACAGCGTTCTTTGGAACACTGGACTTGACTCTGATAAGGAAATCGCACGCAAGCAGAAGCGTCGTCTGGCATACCACAGCAACATCTATGTTGTGAAGGATCCAGGCAATCCTGCGAACGAAGGTAAGGTCTTCCTG